TGCACAAGGTTCTGGAAGAGAACAACTTCGGAGTGAAGATGCTTGAAGCCATAGAACAGGCGGCGGCTCTCGGCGGAGAAGCTCTCAAGGTATGGTACGAAGTAAAGCACGATGAAGAGGGGAACGAGATACCTGACAGCGGCAGGATCAAGATAGGCTTCTGCATGGCAGACCAATTTGTTCCGACAGCATGGAACAACGCAGAGGTTAGCGAGGGAGTATTCATTTCGAGGATAGCCAAGGACGGCTATTACTACACTAGGCTTGAATGGCACAAGTGGCTAGCAGACACCTACGTTATCACGAATGAGCTTTACAGAGCAGAAATTCAGAAGAACGGAGCAAAAGAGGCGCAGGACATCCTCGGATATAGGTATCCGCTGAACACGATCTACCCATACCTCGACGAATACACAGATTTCCATTTGGAGAAATCATTGTTTAGCTACTTTAGGACACCTGTAGCAAACAACATAGACGACAACAGCCCGTTGGGAGTTTCAATCTATGCAAACGCTATGGAGACATTACACGCCATAGACATAGCATTCGACAGCTTTGTCAGGGAATTCCGACTTGGCAAAAAGAGGATTATAGTTCCGGCTAGGATGATTAAGCAGGTAGTAGACCCTGTGTCAGGAAAGATGGTGAGATACTTCGATGCACAGGACGAGACCTACGAAGCGCTTAGCACAGACGATCCCGACAGCCTTAAGATACAGGACAACTCAGTAGAGCTGAGGGTAGATGAGCACGTAGCAGGCATAAATGCTCTTCTAAACATCCTCTGCCTACAGATTGGCCTTAGCGCAGGGACATTTAGTTTCGATGCAAAAGGCGGCTTAAAGACGGCAACAGAGGTCGTCAGCGAGAACTCGAAGACATATAAGACAGTTAAGAACTTCCAAAACATGGTAACGCCTGCGGTTAAGAGGCTTGTAGAGAACATCGTCACAGTAGCTTCCCTGTATGACGTGCAGTACAACGGCAAATCCATCAAGGCAGAAGCTGAGAGAGGATACGAGGTTTCGGTCCTTTTGGACGACGGCATCACACAGGACAGGCAGACAAACCTCAACGAGGGCATAGCCCTAGTCAACGCCAAGCTCATGAGCAAGAAGAAGTTCCTCACAGACCCTAAGTACGGGCAGGGACTTACTGAGGAACAGGCAGACGCAGAGCTGAAGCAGATTGCCGCAGAGGGACAGGTGAGCGGATTCACGATTGACCGAATGAACATGGAGACGGCTGAATGACACCAAAAGAAGTAGCAGACATTAGCTATCCAATAGAAAAGCTCTACGAGGATATGACCGATGAACTGCTATTGAACATAGCAAAGCACCTAAACTCCTCAACAGCTACTTGGACAGCCCTTAACGAAATAGAGACTTTGAGCAAGATGGGAGTCCTGACAGAGGAGAACATTAGGATAATCAACGGCTATGTTGCAAAAATACCTCAGGCTGTGAAAGACGCCATGAATGAGTCAAGGCAAGAAGCACTTAGCGAGATTGAAGATAAGTTGGCTCTTGCGGCTGCTAATGGGTTTCTTACAGAGCCTACGAGCGACAGCACTCTTGAAACCATGCAGGCACTTTCAGAGCAGGCGGTCAGCCAGTTAAACCTCGTTAATCAGACTATGCTGAACAGTAGCCTTGAAGCATATCAGACAGGGATGTATGAGCTCCGGCAGGGAATGAGCACAATACAGGATGATGCAGAGCTAGAAGAGGCTCAGAAAGTCATCGACCTTGCCGCAGGCCAGACTAGCGCAGGGGCGGAGACAAGAGTAAGCGCCTTGCGAAAAGCCCTGAAGACGCTAAATGCTAACGGCATAACAGGCTTTTATGACAAGCTCGGTAGGAGTTGGAGCGCTGAAGCCTATGTAAACATGGATATTCGCACCACAGTTCACAACACATACATTCAGACCATTAGGGACAGACAGCAGGACTACGGCTCAGATGTATTTCAGGTTAGCGCCCACGCAGGGGCTAGGCCTCTTTGCTACCCATATCAAGGAAAGCTAGTTAGTTGGGGCGACAGCGGCGGCTACATCACGCTAGGTGACGGCAAGAGATATAGGTTCATCAGTATAAAGGAGACTTCGTACGGACAGCCTGCAGGGCTTTTCGGTATCAACTGCGGACACGTGCCCTACCCGATGGTAGCAGGGGTTAGCGAGCCTGTTGACGAGAAGATACAGAGTAAGGCAGAGAACGATAAGGAGTATGAAGAGTCTCAGATACAGAGGTCGCTAGAACGCAGGATCAGGTATTACAAACGAGAACTGGCGATGCTAGGCGACAATGCAACAGACCTTGACAGACAGAGGCTTAAAGATGCGCAGGCGGATATGCGAGCATTTATTAAGCAGACGGGCAGGACTCGAAGATATGACAGGGAACAGGTAGTCACAGAAGACATTAAGGCGGTAAGGCTAGACAATACAATTAAGACTAAGAACTATCCTAGCGATAAGATCTCAGACGCTCTGCAATCCAAGATGAATAAAGCGCTTGAAGACAATAGGTCTCGATATAGGACTTTCGACATTGAAACAGTAGAGCCTATGTCAGACAGCGAAGCGGCAACATACGGAGCAGGAGTCGCCGCATATGTTAGCCCAAGGGATAAGACACTAAGATATAACCCACTTCTATATAGCGATACGGAGACGATGAAAGCGGCGGTAGGCAGAGCGGTAGAAAAGGGGAATATAGCTAAAGTAGCTGAGAAATATTATAGTATTTATACAAGCACTCACGAGGCCAAGCACGGGGTATTCAACGTTAGGCAGAACACTCCGCTAGCAGGAGCATCTGAAGCCGACCTGACCTATATGCAGAAGACCGCAGTAGAAATCAAAAAGGTTTACGACAGTTATAAGGCGGCGGTAGATAAAGCAGAAGAAGCTAGGCAGGAAGCGGAGCAAAAGATGCTTAGAGAACCCACTAAGGCCAACACTAAGGCGTTTATAGCAGCTGATGAAAAATATCAAAAGATTTTCATTAGCAAAAGGGCTAGAAAAAACGCTGACGAGTTTTTGGCGGAAGCAGGAACTGAGGCGGACTTAGGAACTAATGTTAGCCCATTCTCGGAGAAGCTTGCAAAAATACTGGATGAAAGGCTAGGAACGATAAGATGATGTTAGGCTTCTACAATTATTTCTCAGATCACCCCGAGGGATTTAGGTTTGATAACAAGGTAGGCGATTATGTTCTTACCGACAAGGCTACTGATGAAGATAAAGAGCAGTATAGGAAATACAAAGAGATTGAGCAATACGCCGAGGATAACGATATTTGTTTTTGAAAGGAGATCATATGTGCAATCACGATGTTAAACACCTGGTGGGAACCGCAGATGGGCTTAAATGTAAGCTCTGCGGCAAAGTATTCAAGAATTTTGAAGAGGTTGAAGCGGACAGGAAGAAAAGCGAGCCGCAGGAAGCCCCTAAAACCCCTGCGACAGTTCCTTCAGAGGCTCCTCAGGACGTTTTAAAGGACGATGTTAAGGAAACGCCCGTTCAGAATGAAAAGCCTCTTAAAAAGGCTTCAGACGCCAAATCGGATAGGAAGCCTGCAGCTAAGAAAACAACTAGCAAGAAAGGAGCAAAGTAATGGACGGAACTATGCCGGTAGTAGATACCAAGATATGGCCTGAAGACGGAGAGTTTGGAGACATTATCAAAGGCCTCCACAAGACAGGCGACATAATATGTATGGCGGCAGAGGTTACAGACCCTGAAGCTAAGAGGTCGCTATTATCAGCGGCTAAGAAGATCATCGGCAACTGCTATGACGCACTGGAAGTTAGGGCGGACATAGTAGAGGACGAAGACTAGCTCCTCCGTATTATTTAAATATAGGGATTTCCCGTGGTGGGTCGTCATCTACCTGACCATGAAAGCTCGCATCTAGCATGAATGAGAAAGGACGTTCCGCGGCAACAATAGGACAGCTTAGGCTTGTCCTTTTTTATTGCATAAAACGTTAAAAATACGCAGAGCATACCTGCGGAATCAATATGCACTCGCCTACATCGGGGCGGTAAAGGAGATGGAAAATGGCACTATTCAAGAGAGCAGACCTCAAAAACAAGGGACTTACAGACGAGCAGATTGAATTTGTAATGACAGAGAGTGGTAGGGCTTTAGGCGACTACGAGCTTAAGTCAAACGTTCAGTCTCAGATTGATGCAGCAGTAGAAGCGGCAAAAGCTAGCGCTCCTCAGCCTGTCAATGTACTTGAAACCACGGAGTATCAGACTCTTTTAGCGAAGAATCAGAAGCTTGAAGCATTTCAGACGGACGACTTTGCGGTAGTTAAGACTCCGTATAGGGATATGGTATGGGACAAGTTGGATCACGAGGATAAGCACAAGCCTTACGCTGAACAGCTTACCGCATTAGCTGAGACAATGCCTGATTTGTTTATCCCTCAGGAAGAGGAGAAGCCCAAGACTCCACAGTTCGGAGCAGGTGTTCAGGGGACTATGCCAAGCGGCAAGGAAACCCCGAGCTTCTCTGATGCGTGGGGCTTCGCACCAAAAGAAAAGTAAAAAGGAGAAGAGATTATGCCTACATTCAATCAGGAACCTATCAACTATGCAGCGCAGTATGCGAGAGAGCTTGCAAATGCTTATCCTTACCTCAGCTATTTCGGAGAGGTTTGGGCGTCACCAAACAACGGCAACTACAGAGCTTCTTTCGACAACGCCAAGACAGTATTCATTCCTTCTATGAGCGTTAGCGGAGCTAAGGCAGTAGACAGGGACAACATCACAGGCCAGTTCAGCCGTAACTTCAACAACAGCTACGAGGCTAAGACCATGGAAATGGACAGAGAGTGGGATACAATCGTAGACCCTCTCGACATCAACGAGACCAACGAAGTAGTTACAATCGCAAACATCACAAGAACCTTCAATGAGTTCCAGAAGATCCCTGAGATGGATTGCTATGCTGCTTCCAAGCTCGCAAGCTTCGCAGATGCTTTCGGCGGCATCGACAGCACAACACTTACAGCCGCAAACATCCTCGATCAGTGGGACAACTACCTCGCTTACATGACAGATCAGCGTGTAAACAGAGACAGGCTCGTGGTTCACATGATACCTGCAGTTTACAAGCTCCTTAAGCAGGCGGCAGGCATCACACGTTTCATCGAGGTTACAAACGGCATTCAGGCTGTTGACAGAAATGTTGCTAAGCTCGACGGCGTAACAATCGTTGAGACACCTAGCGACATGATGATGGACCTCTACGATTTCACGCAGGGATGGCAGGCTGCAGCAGGAGCATCACAGGTCAACATGCTCTTCGTAGACCCTCTCGCACTTATCGCTCCTGTAGTTTACGACACATCAATGCTCACACCGCCTAGCGCAGTATCTAAGGGCAAGTACGTTTACTACGAGAGATACTACTACGATGTATTCAATATGCTGAACAGGCAGGCAGGCTTCTTTGCAAACAAGAGCGCTCCTACACTCGGCGCAGTAGTAGTTACATCCGTAGCAGGATCAGCTACCGGTAAGACTAAGGTAGCAATCAGCGGCTCACAGATCAACATGAACGGCGAGCCATACTTCGGACTTGATGTTTACTACACAGTAGGATCATCCGCAGTAACACTCACCTATGGTTCTACACTTCCTTCAAGCGCAACATGGACCAAGGGAGCGCCTGACGAGATCACAGCCACAAGCGGACAGTACATCACAGTGGCAATTGTCAACAAGCAGAGCGGCAAGGTAGTAGCAGGCGGCAACGCAGTTATCGTATCAGCTGCTTGATGAGGTGAAGTTATGGCAATCGTATCGTATGAATACTACACAAGTACATACATGGGGGAGTCCGTCTCAGAGACGGATTTCCCTAGGTACGATTTAAGGGCTGAAACCATCATTAGGAACATCACCAAGGGAGCGACCGACAACTACGACACGATGACCGAGGGGACGCAGGAAGCAGTGAAAAACGCCATCTGCGCTCAGATAGAGTACTTTTCTATCTACGGCTTAGAGGTTGCAGTAGCAGGTCGCCAAGGTGGTGGCTTCACAGTAGGAAAGGTTAGCGTGACCAACGGAGCAGGGGTAAAGACAGGAGCCTCATCTATGGTCTGCCCTATGGCGATAGCATTCCTCGAACAGACAGGATTGTTACACCCACAGGTAGCGACATTCGACAAGCCTTTCTTTGGTAGCGGACTATGCTAACACCTATCCCGAGCGTCATGCTTAAGGACTCGGCTGTATTTCATGTGCCTGTCAGCATGGACAAATACCAAAAGCCTGTTTATCAGGACTATGAGGTAAGCCATGTACACATCCAAAACAGCAACGAGGTTAGGAGAACGTCTATGAATGAAGAGGTTGTCATTAGGGCAATTCTGTTCGTAGACAGCAAGAAGTCCACGCCGATTTACGATTATATGTCATTAGTAGCTAGCGCACAGGCAGTAGGAGCGGACATGACAGTCACAGTTACCGAGGCCTCCGGCAACAGCTTCGAATACACAGTCGTACTAGTTGATGCAGTACCTGACGTACCTGCAACTAGGACTCATCACACGGAGATAGGATTGGTATGAGTAGCAGGGTTGAATTTGATATGTCAGCTTTTAAGCGTAAGGTAGCGGCGGCTAGTCAGCGAGCCGAGAACGCTCTTGCAGACCAGATCATAGCGGATTGCAGGCAGTATGTTCCCAAACAGGAGAACACCCTGAGAGACAGCGCTAGGGTCGAGCACGAGAACGGCGGCACACAGGTGACTTACAACACGCCGTACGCCGCATTCCAATATTATGGCTGTTGGCCCGATGGCTCTCACGTAGTGAAGAACCACACAACAGCAGGGACAACCACCAAATGGATAGAACACGCAAAAGCCCATAACAACGATAAATGGAAAAGGGTAGCGGAGAACGCTATGAGGAATTTGTGATGTACGAAGATGTATTAGACGCAGTGGTCGAAATGGTACAACAGAATACAACTTATGCAGTAGTAGTAGGCGGTAATCCCACAAAAGAAAGCATAGCGGTCACAGGCTTCTCTACAGCGGACACCACTAACCTAGACCGAGACACCCTGCAAACCTATGACATTACTATCAACGGCAAGAGCGAGGATCAGCAGGCGCTCTTGAAGGAGCTTTCATCTATTCACAGGAAGCTCACACTCCGTAAGAGTTTCCCACACTCTGACAAGTGGCAGATAATTTCTATCGACACCACAGCTTCGCCTAGGCTTCTAGGATTGGAAGATGCAGAGAGGAACAGATATTTATATGGTTCAGGCATTACAGTAAAATTCTACGCTTTAGGCGTGAAAGGAGAACAGACATGAAAGATGGTCAGTTTTTGCTTACCAACTATGGTGTAAAGGTGGAATTAGACACCACACCATTCGGAAGCTCAAGAACATGGGCGGCCTTGGATCAGGGCTTTGACAACCTTGACGAAGAATTGAACGATCAGGTTCAGGAGTACTTCTTCTTAGGCGACAAGGGCTTTGGTTCAGATTACGTTACAGGCGTACACCCGAAGTACACACTAACAGGAACTAGGGTCGTAGGAGATCCTTGTCAGGATTATATCTTCGACAACAAGTTCAACCTGATGAACGGACGTACAACCAACCTCAGAATATCAATTCCGAGGGCAGATGGAAGCGCAATCCGCTTCACAAACAAGGTTGCACTTACCGATATGAAGTCATTTGGCGGAGCCGCAAACGAGGGATCGAGCGTAGAGGTTACACTCTCATTCATGGGCGCTCCATTCGTTGACACAGTGGTTCTGACAACAGACCTTGTAGTAACAACAGCCGCAGGCAAAAATCCTGGCGAAACTGTTATCACAGTATTGCCTACATACCCTGATGCAGGTTGCAAGTATGTATACGCTATCGACAAGGATACAACACCTGTCGCAACTGTAGGAGAAGTCCTTACAACATGGGGCGACTTCACAAACAACAGCACATACGAGATACCTGACGGATACAAGCTCGCAGTAGCTTCCGTAAATCAGGCCACCTACAAGGTAGTAGGCGTAGGCGATACAACTGTTATCTCCAACACAGGTGTGGCCCTCACAGTAACATCCGAGGCAGGCACAACTTCAGGAGATACCAAGATCACCATTACACCTGAAGCAGGAGCAGGCCAGTCCTTTGTTTACAAGGTTGACACCGCTGCAGTTCCTGTCGCAGTTAATGACGACCTTTCAACATGGACTGGAATTGCTAGCGGAGATGAGATCACCGCTACAAGTGGCCAGTACATTACAGTAGGTCTCGTAAATGATACAACGAAGCTCGCAATCGGTAGCGGTTCAGCAGTAGTAGTATCGGCAACTTAAGAGCTAAGGGGGAGTTCTCTGCGGAGGCTCCCCTGTTTTTAAAAGGAGCGAAAAAGATGGCACAGCTTAAGAGAAAGAAACACATAATCAAAGACCTAGAACTACTAGGCGCAGACGATAAGGTGGAGAAGACACTCCACGTAGATATAGTCGTCGATGATTTCAGACATAGATATCCAAAGGTCATGCAGGACGTCAAAGAGGCGCAGGAGCTTCTCAACAAAAACGGAGACAAGGACGTGAATGCGATTGTAGCTTCACAGATAGCACTGAAAGCCGTCTTTGTTTTGGTCTTTGGAGAGCAACAGACAAGGGACTTCTTGGAGTATTACGAAAATCGCTATTCAGAGGCTTTTTTAGACGTTATTCCCTTCATTACGGACGAGATTATACCCGAGGTACAAAAAGCCGCAGAAGAGGAGAATAACCGCATTCTGAGGCTAATGAAATGACTTTGCAGACAGCCCCAAAGGATTACATCCTTTACAAGGGGCAGGAATACCCTTTCCACCCTTACTTCAACAGGGTGCTCGTGCTCCTTTCCGAGGTTTTCACGAGCGAACTGCTGACAGACAGAGAGAAGATCAGTATTACGATTGAAAGCCTCTCTGAGGCGCCTGATTGTCAGGACGTGTTTGAGCTGATTTTGCTAGAGCTTTTCCCTAAGCAGAAGAAGACCAACAAGCCTAAGAGTATGGACTTTGAGCAGGACGCAGACCTGATTTACGCAGGCTTTAGGCAGGCATACGGGATAGACCTTTTTGCCGAGCGCAACAAGATGGATTGGCGCATTTTCCAAGCTCTCGTTAAGGGACTTCCGGAAAGCACGGAATTTTCTAGGGTGGTAAAGCTAAGGAATACGAAGATACCAAAAAGAACGAAGAACAATAGCGATTACGTAGACAGTCTTAGAGAAGCCAAGCAGTCGGTAGCATTGAAAGAGCCTGAGGAAGAAAAGAAAAAGCGGATGGCTCAGAAGTGGTTGCAGATAGCAGAGGGCTTGCAGAATGGCAGATGGTAAGATAGTTTACGACGTAGACGTCAACGACGATGGCGTCGAAAGTAAGGTCAAAAGCACCAACGATAAAATAAATAGTGCGGCGCAGACAGGATCAGGAGCTTTCGGAGAGGTTTGGACGGGAGCTTTAAGGGCAGTAGGCTCAAAGCTAGTCGAACTCGGTCAGCAGGCAGTATCAGCCGCAGTGGACGTAGGCAAAGAAGCCCTAGCGCAGGTGGCATCATTTGAGCAGCTTGAGGGCGGCATAGAAAAGCTTTTTGGAGATTCCGCAGGGGCGGTTATGGATAATGCCAAAGAGGCATTTAAGACGGCAGGAATGTCCGCAAATGAGTATATGGAGAATGTAACGGGGTTCTCTGCTTCACTCATTAATTCCCTAGGTGGCGACACGGCAGAAGCGGCAAAGTTAGCTGATGTAGCAATACGCTCAATGTCCGACAACGCCAACACTTACGGCACTAGCATGGAGAGTATTACGAACGCCTATCAGGGCTTCGCAAAAGAAAACTACTCCATGCTTGATAACCTTAAGCTCGGATATGCAGGCACAAAAGAGGGTATGAAAAGCCTTATAGCCGAAGCCTCGAAAATGACAAAAGAGCAGGCCGACTTAGGGCTTACAGTCGATGGCACTAGCATGGACTTTGCAAACTGCGTAAAGGCCATCGAGGTCATGCAGGCGCACATGAACATAGCAGGCACGACTAGCAAGGAAGCCGCAGGTACTATCGAGGGCTCGGTCAACTCCATGAAAGCCGCATGGACGAACTTCCTCACAGGCACGATGGATGGCGAGGAGTTTGCGCAGACCGCAATCACAGCGGCAGACAACGTTGTCAATGCCCTTGGAGACATAATTCCTAGGCTTGCAAGTGGTTTTGCAGAAATGGCACCCACATTGTGGGACAAGGGCGTGGAGATCATCACAACCCTCGGTTCAAAGATAGGCGAGAAGCTACCCGACCTCATGGCCCGTGGAACAGAAATGATTTCAAATCTAGGTCAAGGTCTGGTTCAGGGCATTCCTGATTTCCTGAGCAACGCCCTGCCTATGGTCACAGAGTTTTCCGGCACACTCAGAGAGAACGCAGGAAAGCTCGTAGACACAGGAATAGACTTCATTCAGAATTTGGCGCAGGGCATAGCAAACAGCCTGCCGACCCTGATACAGAATATTCCAACGATAGTGTCTAACATAGCAGGCATTATCAACGACAACATGCCGAAGATATTGAAAGCAGGATTGAATATTATTATCACCCTCGCAAAAGGCATAATTGCGGCAGTTCCTACGCTGATAGCCGAGTTCCCTAAGATAATTCAGGCTATCTTTGATGTATGGCAGGCGATTGACTGGCTGAACGTAGGTAAGTTCGTTATAGAGGGCATAGGCAAGGGTGTTTCGTTCCTAGCAACAAACATTCCGAACCTGCTGAAGAGCATAGGAGAAAAGGCATTCAATTTCTTTAAGAGCATAAATTGGGGACAGTTAGGTAGCAACCTGATACACGGAATACTGAACCTGATAACAGGGAATTTCAGCGCAATCCCAAATGCCCTGAGGAATGTGGGAGCTAGTGCATTTGACGCTTTCAAAAATATAAATTGGTTCAACCTAGGTTCAAATATTATCAGAGGAGCGATCAACGGCATAACTAGCAACATAGGAGCAATCGCAAGCGCCGCAAGGAACGCTGCGAGAGAAGCTCTGGACGCCGCAAAGTCTTTCCTCGGTATCAATTCACCATCAACAGAGTTTGCTGTTGTAGGTAAATACTCCGATGAAGGACAGGCAAAAGGAATGATTGACAACGCCGATGTGGTTGCAGATGCAGCGCAGGAAGTATCGGCGCAGGCGCTTAGCGGTAGCATGAACATAGACTACAATCTGCCCGACATTGATAGCGCCTCTAGGGATATGAGCGCTTCACTATCAAGCTCCTTCAGCTCAACAGCACAGAGGATCATTGAAGTACCGCTGAGTATCGACTCTAGGGAGATTGCAAGAGCAACAGCTTGGGATATGGGCGAACAGCTAGCATGGGAGATGCGATGAACACAGAGAGAATGTTTATCAACGATAAAGACATATTAGAGTTTGGAGCAAAGGCCCTTAGGGATAGCATTTCAGTCGGTGGCACGGAGATAACAAACGATTATTTCCAAGGCAGGCACAGAACCCACTACACGCTGATGAGCACAACTTATGGGCTTAAGCCACTTTCGTTCACATTAGTTTACCAAGACACCTCACTGCGCAGAGCGATGGAAAATAAGTCGAGACTAGAAGCCGAAATGGCAGGCACTTGCGAAATACACCTGCCTGACGGCTTTTATTACCGCATGATGTTGGAAGATATAGGAGAAGCCAACATTCAGGGCGTAGACGGAAACCTGGTACTGATTGAATGTAAGTACAAGCTAGCAGGAATACAGCACGACGAGCTTGTAACCATCGAAGATGCTAGCAACTTCATAGCCAAGGGAACAATGCCAAGGATGGATTGCATGCTTAGCGTCACAGTAGGAGCAGATGCTGACAGTTATATCCTAGGTGGAGCAACATTTAGCAATGTAAAACAGGGCGATGTTCTCGTTGTAGACGGCATTAGGAAAAGATTTCTCAAAAACGGCTCATGGACGACAGCTACGGGCTGGATTACGTTTCCGTCCGTCATTAGTGGCCAGAACTCCTTCACGGCTCTTGATACCGTGCAGGCAGAATATTACCCCTGCTACATTTAAAGCTCTCTCTGAGCCTCTCAGTGGGCAGGAAAAGGGGATAAAATATGCTTACAGTTTACGACGGAGAAGTAGGGTATCCTATTTCGCAGGATGATTATTATATTAGGGAATTAGCGAGCGGCTATGACGAGGTCGTTTTTAACGTCAACATAAGAGACGACGTTTATCAGTACATTAGGGAAGAGGCGGTAATAAGAGACCGCAATAAGAACAATTACCTAGTGAAGCAGATTGACGCAGGAGAGAAGACCGCCAAGGTAGTGGCGCAGATCAATTTGGACGACTGGAAAAGCGCCATGTTTATGCAGTACACCAACAACAGCGCAACAGTCGAGCAGACAGTTACTAGTGTTCTTCCGGCAGGATGGTCCGTAATAGACCAGTCGTTAGTAACAAAGCGCAGGACTATTCCTACAAGCGACACCACAGGCGACTATAACGTCACAGCCCTTAAAGTCCTTGAGGATTGCGTAAGTGTTTACGAGGTCAGATTTAGGTTTGACACAGCAAACAAGATCGTCTACATCATCAACCCTGCCAACTATGTCAGCAAGGGAGCGTTTGCCACAAGAGATTTGAACCTCAAAAAGCTCAACTACAAAGGCAAGAGCGACAGCTTCGTTACTAGGCTTTACGCAGAGGGCGCAGATGGGCTTACTTTTGCGGACATCAACGATGGCAAGCCCTACGTAGAGAACTTTAATTATGCAAATAAGATAATCTCGTATTATTGGAAAGATGAGCGGTACACGGACGCTGAGAGCCTGCTAGAAGATGCGCAGGCCAAGGTCGATGCAATGGCGATACCTTCGCAGAGCTACGATTGCGACGTTTTAGACCTTGCCAACACCAACCCTGAGCTGTATGGGTTCGAGGACTTTTCACTCTTCTCCATTGTCACACTTGTAGATGATGCAAAAGAAGTCAGGACGGATTATCAGGTAGTTGAGAAGTGGAGCTATCCTTACTACCCCGTGAACAACAAGGTTATGCTTTCAAGCTCAACGCCCAATATTCAGAGCGCAATAGCCACAGTGGTAAATAGCATTACCTCTAACACATCAGCCTTTCAGCAGATGCTACAGAGCGCAATAGCCAATGCAACAGCCCTTATCACAGGCAACAGCGGCGGATATTTAGTGCTGAAAGACACCAACGGAGACGGAACGCCTGACGAGCTTTTGATAATGGATACGCCTGACATAGAGACTGCCACAAAAGTATGGCGATGGAACCAAGCAGGGCTAGGCTATTCTAGTACCGGTTACAACGGGCAGTACGAAGTAGGTATTACCATGGACGGAGCCATCGTGGCGGATTTCATAACCGCAGGAGAGCTTAACGGAGACATTATCAAGGCAGGCACGATCACAACAGAAGCATTTACTGTAGAGTCACAGCAGAGCTTAAATGTAGTTCACAGCTATCTGCCTTTCGATATATTCACCAATATCAACAGAGGCGTTATTGAAAAGGGCGGCGGCAATCCACAGGTGTATTTCGAGACCATCACAGTAGATGGCGAGAGCAAAACAGCACTCGTTCTCGATGGTACAAATCTAGGGAATTACAACGCTTGGCTCAGTATTAACACGGATTTTGTAGGGAAACCTAGTTTCCATTACAAGTACAAGATGAAACTCAGCGCCGACAAGACATTTACACAGAGGCAGAACTTCCTCACGATCCACTATTGCCCAGAGGGATATAGTACGTATACTATGCAGGCAATATCGTGGTTCCCTGCAAATTCGAGCGTTGTAGCTGACAGAGAGTATTCGGTAGAGAACAATTATCAGCTATCATTTTCATCAGACCCATACACGCTTACACCATACTGGGAATTTAGTTTTGTGGACGGAGAAAAGATTTATCTGTACGACTTTGAGGTATATAGCACGCTTTCAGAATATACCAAGAGCTCGTTATCGTTCACAACAGATGGTCTCAACAGCGTAGTACAGCAGGGCGCAGTAATATCTAGCATAAACCAAAGCTCAGAGGCTGTTTCAATCAAAGCGGACAAGATAAACCTGACAGGAGCTTTATCCCTGAACGGAGACTTTCATTGTTACAACGCCAACGACAACACAACCTATGCATTCCTAGATGACGGAAACCTTTCATTCTACAATCAGGGAGCAAATATCTTCACGATAGCATCAACGCCATTGTTAGGAAGCAATGCAGGAATATTCTTTGGAGATGTGGAAGACCCTAGTTCCATGGCGGATTTCACGTACATCACACAGGAAGTTGTTGCCTCTCCTAGATTTTACGCTCACGTAGATGATAGATACGACACTTACCTATGGCCGCTAGTCGTGGAAGGAAGCATAAAGGCCACCGAGATAAATGTAGACCTTATTTCGGTAGGCGGAGCTAGCAATCAGTATTCGACAATCTCCGGCAACGTCATGTTCTCGGATGGCACGTATGGCACAGGAGTTTATTTCTACAACACAGTCTACAACAGTAGCGGCGGACAGGTGTTTGTATCCGACAAGCGCAAAAAGAAAAGCATAAAGGACTTAGTCGCAGAAAAGGCTAGGTCTTTTATTATGGCCTTAAGACCTCGAGAATTTAAGTTCATCAAAAAGATAAGCAGATCAGGCAGGAAGCACCACGGATTTATAGCTCAGGAGCTTAAAGAGGCAATGAGCGAGGACTGGGGTGTTTACATCGAGGATAAAGAGCAGGATTTTATAGGGCTTCGATATGACGAGATCATCGCAGATATGGTAGCCGTTATACAAGACCAACAGAAGCGCATAGAAGCGCTAGAGAGGAGAGTCAATGACCTCACAGACAATCAATCTTGATTTGATACCGCAGGGAGTACCACCGATCATTTACGTTAGCCAGTACGACAAGGGGCAGACATGGAATTTCATGCTCTTCAAGGGCGGCTCAGCGTTTGAAATTCCATCAGGCGCAGGAGTCACCATTCAGGGAACAAAAAGCGACCACACAGGCTTTCAGTACTCTTGTACGGCTAGCGGAAATACTGTTACAGCAACAGAAGAACAGCAGATGACAGTTTGCGCAGGAGACGTACCTGCAGAGCTTGTGATCACAGACAATACAACGATCATCGGAACACTGAATTTTATCATCAGGGTAGAGCCTGCGGCCCTTGCCGATGACACTGTTATTTCCGAGACAGACCTTCCTCTCATTGAAGAGGCAGCAGAGCTAGCAGAGAGAATTGACGGAATAGTTCAGCAAGTCGATGAAGATGCTCAAACAGCAAGCAACGCCGCTACAACAGCAAGTAACGCTGCAATAGCTGCACAGAGAGCTAGTGAAGCTGCGACCACAGCACAGGATGCAGCAGAAGAGTCAGCTGATAAAGCAGAAGCCTATGGGACACATCCTCCTTATATTGGAGCAAATGGAAACTGGTTCGTTTACAATGTCACAACACAGCAGTATGAGGATAGTGGAGTCAAGGCACAGGGCCCACTCTCAGGATTGACAGATGTTGAGATCAGCAATCCGGCAGAAAATGACATTATTGCTTATGATCCCACAGCTCAGAAATGGAAAAACAGTTCCGAATTTCAGACTTTAACGAACCAAGTTAAAGATATGAATAATGTTCTTGGAGCTAAGAATTTATTGCCTTTTGACTTGGAATATATTAAGAAAATTCATCGTAGTGGAATATGGGTTGGTAACAGCTATACAATATATGGAGTGACATTTACCTTAGAAACGGATGATTGTGGAAATCTTCTCGATATTAAAATAAATGGAACATCTAACAACTATATAACATTCTATATTTATGAAGGTAAATTAGCCAAAGGTGAGTATATAATAAGCAACCATAACAGCCAAAAGAATGCTTTGTTTTATTCTATAAATTCAGGCAGTGCTATACAAATTGTTGACCATAGTGATTTTACTTTAAATGAAGATGCAATCATTAGAGCTTGGATTTATTTAGGAGTTCCTAGCTATAATGACAATGTACTTGTTTACCCCATGATTCGTCTTGCTTCTATTTCTGATGACACTTATGTCCCTTATGCAAAGACTAACAGAGAGCTGACGGAACAGACAGCATCAATCGAGAGTGATATATCAGCAATAAACACACAGCTTTCACAGCTTGATTTTGATGGTGCAGGCGCACACAACAGCATTTATCGTGGAAAGTATCTTGGTGCAGAGGTAACAGCCGAACAGTATGCACATATAGCTGATGGCACTTTCAAGGATATGTATATCGGTGACTATTGGACGATAGGTGGAGTTAATTATAGAATAGGGCATTTTGATTATTGGTATAACACAGGTGATACGGCTTGCACAACGCATAATGTTTTGCTAGTCCCCGACACCAATTTAGCTAGTGGAAAAATGAACAGCACAGACACCACGGCAGGCGGTTATGTAGGGTCAGATTTAAAGACAGGAGCAAACAACAACACAGCCCTTGCAACAGCTAAAAACATTATAACCACGGCTTTTGGTAGCGCACATATTTTGACGCATAGAGAGTATTTCACGAATGCGGTAACAAACGGAAAGCCCTCTGCAGGAGCATGGTACGATTCAGACATCGACCTCATGAATGAGAACATGGTCTATGGAACGAACATCTTCCTGCCTCATCCGGACGGAAGCACAGTTCCAAACCTGTACACAATCGACAAGACACAGATTAAGCTCTTCGCAGAGAGACCTGACCTCATCACAATACGTGCGGCCTGGTGGCTTCGTGATGTCGTGTCGGCTGCGGGCTTTGCGGATGTCTACACCTACGGGTATGCGTACTACGACTACGCCTCGACCTCTGTTGGTGTCCGCCCCGCTTTCGGTCTCAGAGCATAAAAAACAATCAAAATAAAAGGAGGATATATTTATGTATTCAGTAGTTAAATGTGTTAATGGTAATTTTGCAGTAGTTTCCGAGCATTCAGATTTCAGCGGTGCAAAACAGAGCTATTGGAACACCTGCATTACACTTGAAAATGCACAGGACGTTATCAAGGGTCAGGTTGCACTTCTCAACGAATATCTTTTAGTTGAGCAGGGCTTTACACAGACTATCACACACACCCCTGCTGAACCTGAGCCAACAGAAGAATAAGTTAGTTCGTTAAAGGTTACATTTTGCGAACAAAAATAATTGCAAAAGTGGTCGATATTTTATGCGTTCTCGCAGATTACGAACAAAAACAGAAATTATATTTAGGAGTTATCGCATTTTATAGTGTGGTAGCTCCTTTTTATTGGAGGGAAGAATGAGAAATTCAACTATATTGTCAGGGATCATAGGCCTTATAGGCGGAGTCTTTACAACATTATTTGGAGGATGGACAGCAGGCATGACTACGCTCGTAATAATGATGTGCGTCGATTATTTATCGGGGTTTATAGTTGCAGGCGTGTTTAAGAACAGCAACAAGTCGGATACGGGAGCGCTTGACTCCAAGGCAGGATGGATAGGACTCATTAGAAAAGGAATGACCCTGCTGATTGTACTTATCTCATACCGATTGGATCTTCTCATAGGTACGAACTACATTCGAGATATGGTAGTCATAGGCTTTTGCGCAAACGAGCTTATATCCATTGTTGAAAACGCAGGGCTTATGGGACTCCCCCTTCCTACTGTAATTGAAAAAGCAATTGACGTGCTATCTAAGAAAGCAGAGGACATTAACGATGGCGACTCGGGTACAGATATGTAATTTCATAAAGCTAATAGCACCTGACGTGCAGCAGGCATACAAGACCCTTGGCAAGGTAAAGCCGAGCGTATGCATCGGTATAGCCTGCGTAGAGTCTGGAGCAGGAACCTCACAGATCATGGCAAAACACAATGCCCTGTGGGGGCAAAAGGTAGGTACAGGCAGGACAGCCACGAAGTACTGGGGCGGAAAGTTCTTCACTTCAAAGACCAAGGAAGAGTACACAGTAGGTCAGCACACGATCATCAAGGCGGCTTTTAGGAGCTACGATAGCATCCTTCAGGGAGCGCTTAACTTCTACGAGCTTTTGAACACTAGCTTGTACAAGAAAGTCAGGAGCGATCAGGACTACAATACGCAGATGGAAATGATTAAAGCCTGCGGTTACATGACGAGCAGTACGGAAGTTGATACAGTCCTTTCCTATATTAATAATTTCGGTTTGACGAAATATGATTTCGCTGACGACTTTGTCGAGACAGGAGACAACCCCTACAAGCTGACCTGCAGATTGATGAAGGTTGGCACAAGAAATGAAAGCGTGAAGTGGCTGCAGTTTGAATTGAACAGACTCGGCTACACACTAGCGGCTGACGGCATTTACGGGCCGAGAACTAAGGCCGCAGTAGTTTCCTACCAACGGGCGAGAGGGCTGGCTCCTGACGGAATTGTCGGGGAAAAGACTTTGAAGAGCATGGGAGCGTAACTAAGACTCAGCTAGGGTTGGCTATGCTACGACTTTTCTTAGACAGACGATAGTGAACTATGGTACAATCTCTTTCTGAGGACTTCAGTGGGCTTCATTTTGGTCCGGAAAAAGTGACCAAAAAGGGAAAAAGGGCTATTTGGTTGGTGACAATCAGAATGGCACACAATCGATTGAGAACCTGCGTTTTGGAAAACCTGCAACCTAGGACTCAGATATGCTTGGCTATGCTTTGAACTTTCTTAGACCATCGATAGTGAAGTGGTGGAAAATTGACTCCTGAGCCTCTCAGTGGTCTTCATTTTGGAGATGGAAAAGTGCACAAAAAGGGCGTGTGCAACACGGAGTGCAACACGGATTTTTGAAAGCCAGAGCACAATTGACTTGTGAAAAATGAGAGTGGGTTCAAATCCCGCTTTCTCCGTTACGATAAAAGAGGCTGTTACTGCGATTGAAGCAGGATAGCCTCTTATTTTTTGCCCTGAAAAACGAAACGTAATTTCGCCATTCCGAAGGCCTTTTTCGATTCAATGCAACACGGATTTGCAACTCGGTCACAGGAGCTTTTTGAAAGTATCGTTGACCTCATTTTCTATCTTTATTCGGTCGGCATCAAGGACGTGCTTGTAGACATTGTTTACAGTATAGGGAGTAGACCATCCACCACGAGCCATAATATAGGCGTCGGGTATTCCGGCGGCATGAGCGATTGATACAAAGGCATGACGCAGATCATGAAAGCGGAAATGCTCAATCCCAGATCGCCTTAGCGCTCGGCAGAAGCGAGTAGAGATAGCCTTGATAGAAATATTACAGACATAGCCCTGAGAGCGGATTTTGTCGGCAAGCTCGTCAGGGAGCTTTACAAAGCGGTCAGAGCTATCGTTCTTAGGCATTTTCTCCTGCACAACCCCTTTAGCACCGACAGCCAAGGAGCGATGAATATGCAACACGTTATCATCGTCTAGGTCCTCAAGCCTAGCGGCGACAATCTCACCCCTGCGCATAGGAACCAAAGCCCCTAGCATGACAGGGACTTCGAGATCAGTACCTTTCACAGCCTCAAATAGGCGTTTTATAGCGGCCTCGTCAGGAATATTCAGGACAGGCTTTTTCTTTTGGGGGAGCTGACACTTGGGCGGCTCAACCCCGTTTATTCTTAGCACTTCGCAGATAAATCCATTGTAATTACGCACGGTCTTAGGCGAATGGTCTGCAGACAGAGAATTTATCAGCTTCTGAAGACAGGAGCGGTCAATGTTGTAGATAGACCTAGCACAAAAGGACTTATAGTTCTCCGAAAGCATTCTTCGTATGCCCTCATATGAGCGCAGAGTCGTGATAGAGAGGGTTTTAGTATTCGAACGGAGAAATTCACCTGAGGCAGATAAAAACGTCCTCTGAGTGCTCTCAGTGGTCTTATTTTTGGCTTTAAATTGAAGAGCGAGCAGGTCAGCCTGATTAGCGGTATCAGCCGTAAAGGATTTGTAGATGCGCTTGCCGTTATCGTCGAAGCCAAGGAAGACCTGAGAACGATAAGAGCCGCTAGGCAGACGGGTAGCCATCAGACCTCTCTCCTTATCTCGACAACCCTGCCGATGACACGGACAGGAAGAGACTCGACCTCAGCCTGAGTGAAGACCATAGGGTCGTAGTTAGGGTTCTTCGATATTAGCATCAGGCCATTCTCGAGCTTTTTAAACTCCTTGCAGACAGCATCGGAACCATTCACAAGGACTATAGCAATCTGCCCGTTTTCGACCTCAGATTGTTGCCTCACTATGACTTTATCCCCGTTGCAGATATAAGGAGACATTGAGTCGCCCTTAATAAGAAGAGCGAAATACGTTCCGCTGTTTGCTAGCCTCTCAGGGATTTCCTCTTCGCCGATCAGGTTCTCAGAGGCTTCGATAGGGAGACCTGCCGCAACCTTTCCGAGCAGGGGAATGCGGACTCCTTTGCCCGATTTTGACCTATTATAAGAAGATACTTCTCCGGTTAGGAACTCACTAGTAACATCCAGGTATTCGGCGATCTTATTCAGCCTGTCAACAGACGGAGTCTGGCCGATACTTAGCTTATAGATATAGCCATTAGAAAAACCACAGGCTTTCTCTAGGTCTTTCGCCGTTATTCCCTTTCTTTCACAAATTTTTTTAATTTTTTTTGCAATTATTTCGCCAGTGCTAACATCGCTCATCACTAGGGTTTCTCCTTCCTCATTTCACAACACCAGAAGACAATAGGCTAAAAGATGGGTTTACAAAAACGCCAAAAAGCGATTTAATTATTTACGGGGAGATAAAAAGCTAATCCCTCAGGCACAGTATAGTGCTTTATAGCGAATATTGCAACAGGACATTGAAAATTTAGGAAGTTTTAAGAAAAGGAGAAAACGACATGAAACTTACAATCGGGAACTACGAAGTAGAGGTCAAGGCAAAGTGGAGCGGCGCTGAGAGGATGAACAATAAAGATACGATGTACTTCCTCAACATGATTGCATCTGAGATTTACACAGCTAGCAGGCAGAAAGAGGCCGAGGGCTACATGGCACTCGCAGAGGAGAGTTACAAAGCGGCAAATGAGATTCACGACCTGCTGGATGGCAAGGGATTTTACGACGACGTCAGAAAGAACGCATGAAAGGAGATCAGGAGAATGAATTACTACGAGTACAACGAGACAGGAGATTTTATCAGGGATAGCTACGATTTAGCAATGCTGAAGGACGACGTCGACGAGTTCGGCGGCAAGGTTACAGATGAGTTTGGGAACTTCGTTTACGGATCAGAGTGGTTAGAGGATTGAAAGGAGACAGGGATATGCAGAACGCAACTGAAATGAGAGAGGTTATGAGATACATCGGATGGATGATGTTCAACGGATTTGACAACGAGGAGCAGAGAGCCGCTGAAGACAGAATGCCGATTAACGGAGCGCAGGCAACAGCCAAGAACGGCGTACAGCTTTTGATACAGGGATTTGAGAGAGAGGAGCGTGATTGGACATGACAATAGAGAGGCAGGAGCTTTACAGAGCTTGCAAATACGAGGCGCAGGAGTATTTCGGAGATCACGGCTGCAACCTAGCCGATATGTGGGCGTTAGTGAATGGAAGATACAAAGAACAGGAAAGTACGCAGAAGTTTTGGACGGAGACCTGTCTGAGGGATTACAGAGAGGAGATAGGAGCATGAGTTGGACAAGAGGAACAGGAAGGTACGATTACACATTGAGCATTGATATTGAGGGAATCATGAACAAGATTCTTGAAAAGCTTGTTGAAAGCAAACTTGCAGTGGAGGGTAGAGACGGAAAGCCATCTGCTGATTGGGAATTTGACGGAACAGATTTAATTATAAATGGTACTGGCAAGTGTGAGTGGAAGAATTGGTATTGCAGAGCAACGCTAGAGGATCCTGAAGAAAATGAAACGCACATGAGCGACACCATAGAAGAGCACGAATTTGAAGTAAGCGAGATAATCAAGAAAGTGCTTGATGAAGTCACTGTGGAAGACATCTACAAACTTTTGAGAACGTGCATAGATGAAGAAAGCCTTGATGGGGACATCTATGAACCAGACCCAGATATGATGCCGGGCGGACATGATTATGACAGAGGGGATTGAGAGAGGAGACAGGAGCATGAGGTTAGAAGAGATCAGGACGCAGATAGATGCGCTAATCAAGGAGTACGACAAACAGATGGCAGAGCTCAACGCTAGGTACGAGGCAAAGTGGTACCTAGCAGAGACAGCCAAGGAGCACTTAGCAATCAATGAGTGGCACGATGCGGAGACAGCCAAGCTCAACACATGGTACGGCAGGAAGCTGTCGTACTTCCTAGAGCAGATGTGAAAGGAGAGATCATGAGATACGACATTGACACCAACTACGGGTACGGATGGGAGACCGAGAGCTCCTACGACACCTACGAAGAGGCAAAAAGAGACCTGCCTGAGTATCAGCTGATGACAGCGAGCTACGGCGGATATGCAAAGATAGTGAGGAGAAAAGACAGATGACTTATATAGCAGAGTATTACCTGATGCGGAACAAGACGATCAGGCAGAGCGTTATCACAGCAGACAGCTTAGATGAAGCAATCGACAAGGCGCAGGAGCGAGCAGGAATGACAGTAGCGCTAGTAAACGTAGAGTTAGCAGATGGCATGAGCCATTTAGCATAAATCAATCAAGAAAAGGAGAAAAATATCATGGGAGAAATCAGAAAAATCAATCACTACACAGGAGAGGATATGGGTTCAGCAGGAGAGTTCAACGGAAACTGTTTCGGTAAGCCGTTCATTTGCGTATACGAAGAGGTAGCACCCAAGGTGGCAAGCGGACACTTGGCAACCTTTGATTTAGTAGGAGACCTTAAGGCGTACATCAGATACACAAGCTCAGATGAGCTTAACGCATTCCTTGCCAAGGACAGCGCTAGCACAGGAACGATAGGCGGCACGATGGTAGTCACAGAGGAGCTTTGCGAGCACTTAGGCAAGACCCCTGACAGCCTTTTCGCAGAGGCAATCAGCAACATGATAGAGACAGGGATAGCCATCAAGGATGCGAGCGAAATAGTCGGGATGCCAACGATGGGATTTATGTACGTAGCCCACTACAACGACTTCGGCGGTCAGAGAGGCGCAGGAATACTGGCAATCCCTTGCCTGTTAGAGAAGATCAGGGAGAAGATAGGCGACTGCTACATCATCCCGTCAAGTGTTCACGAGATTATAGCTGTTCCAGAGAGCGCCCCTGTTCCGGCAGAGGAGCTCAGAGAAATGATTGTATCGGTCAACAAGACATGCCTTTTACCCGAGGATATCCTTAGCAACAGGCTTTACAAGCTCGACGAGACAGGTCTCCACCTAGCGTAAAAATTTTTACCCTCAAAATCGCTAATAAGCTATTGAAATCGGCAGACAAATAGATTATAGTTGATTATAGCGATAGCTTATTAGCGAACAGATAGGAGAGACAAGTATGGAAATAGTGAACAACATAGACAGATACTGCGCCAAGGAGAACATAACAATCAAGGAATTTGAGCGCAGATGCAAGCTCGCAAATGCGCTAGTTCACAAATGGAGATTAGGGCTTCAGGAGCCATCACTTAAGACCATGAAAAAGATTAGCGAGGCGACAGGCATATCAATCGACAAATGGACTATGGAGAACGGAGTATGACAGTAGCAGACAGGATCAGAGGCAGGTCAGTAGAGCGCCACATCAGCAGTAGGGATTGGGCGAAATTGTTCAAGGTTACGGAACGTACATGGCAGTACTGGATGAAAGAGCCTGAGAACATCACGATAGGCAGGCTTAGGGTTATAGCTGCGAAGTTAGACGTTCCCACTAGCGAGTTAATAGGAGAACAGGAATGAAGCGAGGAGAAGTAAAGAGGGGGCTCATATCACTTGGCATTGCATTTCTTATTTCAGCGCCGATTTCACGGATGGCAATGCAATCATGGAACAATCCCCCACAACCAATATTTGAAGAGCTTCCTGAGACTTTCAATGGCCCTCAGAGCTCCGATATTGAAGCCAAGGCTCACGAGATTTTCGAGGCAGAGCAGAAGAGGCAGGAGCTGATACAGGAAGAACAGGAGCGGATGAACCGACTCGACATCATTCAGCAGGAGATCATCTCAGAGGCAGAGGACACCTTAGAAGAATACGAAGTTGTGCTTCCTGAGGACATCAGATGGTACTGCGAGCAGGCTCAAGAGGAGTCAGGCGTATGCGCAGAGTTCCTAGAGGCCGTGGCTTGGAGAGAGAGCAGGTACAATCCAAAAGCAGAGAATGACGGATGCCTAGGGCTTATGCAGATAAGCACCAAGTGGCACAGGGACAGGATGGAGCGCCTAGGCGTCAGCAATATTTACGATGCTGAGGACAACATCAGGGTAGGAGCGGATTACTTAGCGGAACTGTTTCAGAAGTACGACGGAGACACCTACAAGGTGCTGATGACCTACAACGGAGACACTAGCGAGGGCGTAAGCAACTACGCAATAGAGATTTGCGAAGTAGCGGCGGCGCTAGAGAGGGTTCATGGCAAGTAAAAAGCCCTGCGCATAGGTCACAGGGCAATTCACTCAATCGATTAGCCCCATTATAGCAGGGCAGAGAGGATTTATCAATGGGTAGACAGATACTTATGCACGGAACTTGGGCTGAGCAGGATTTGAACAACTACCTCAGGAAGTATTCAGAGGGTAGCGAATGGACGGAGCGCAGGAAAAGGACGTGCCAGTTATGCGGAGACGACTTCGACCTAGCGGATGGCGTTGACCTTCCGATTTACAGATGCAGCAAGATCAGGGTAGAGGGCAGGCTCCCAAAACATTTTTATGTATGCAACAGATGTTACAACAACGCAGAAAACATAGATGAAAGCGAGGATTAAGGGCATGGAAAAGAATTATTTCGCAGAGCTGAACGCAGTAGACGTTAGCGGCAAGACAGAGAAGAAGAACGGACTTACCTATTTATCATGGGCGTGGGCATGGGGAGAGCTGAAAAAGCTTCACCCCGATGCAACCTACACGATCTACGAGGATGCCAATGGTAGGTTCTACCACACGGACGGCAAGACAGCATGGGTCAAAACAGGCGTGACAGTAAACGGACTGGAGCACATCGAATATCTTCCCGTTATGGATTTCAAGAACAAGTCCATTCCGGTAGAGAACATCACTAGCGTTGATGTGAACAAGACCATTCAGAGATCACTTACAAAGGCAGTAGCAAGGCACGGCTTAGGGCTTTATGTTTACGCAGGAGAGGATCTTCCTGAGGAAAAGAGAGAAGAGGAGAACAAGGCCAAGGAAGAGATCATCACCAAAAAGGACGTAGCGGTCCTTAAGAGTATGTGCGAGCGCAAGGGCGTATCAGCCAACAGCTTCAAGGGTAAGAAGTTAGAGGCCCTCACAGGAGCAGAGTACGCAGAGGCCATGAGACAGCTCGGCGCAATGCCCGATAAGGAGATAGCTTGATAGACCTGACAGGGCGATTAGTAGACGTCAAACGTGATTACAAGAGCAGGAAGCCTGTAGTCACGTTTGAAGTCGATGAAGACGTCGATAGCTTAGTCGCCTTAGGCAAGGATGACCTGAAGCTGAAAATCGCTCGAAAAAAGGACGTCAGGAGCCTAGACAGCAACGGATATTTCCACCTGTTGGCAAGGAAGCTAGCAAACAAGCTCACCATCTCAGAGACTAGGTGCAAGAATATGCTGATTGCTAGCTACGGACAGGTGGAGTATTTCGAGGATGAGGCGATCATCTACAAGACCAATGCCCCTGAGGATTACATGATAGAGCGTGAGGAAGTCCACACAAAGCTAGTGAAGATAGGCGAGGAGAACGACAAGCCCATCTACTTTTACAGGCTTTATAGAGGCTCGCACACTTACAACACAGAGGAAATGGCAAAGCTCATTGAGGGGACGATAGCAGAGTGCAAGGATCAGGGGATAGAGACAGCGACCCCCGACGAGATAGCAAGGATGCAGAGCTTATGGGAAAGCAGGAGAAAATAGTATGAACAGCAGGCGTAAGGGCGCAGATGGAGAACGGGAACTAGCAAAATATCTGAGTGAACACGGCTACGAGGCTCGGAGAGGTCAGCAGTACTCAGGAGCAAACGGGGACGCTGACGTAGAGGGGCTAGAGGGCATTCACATAGAGTGCAAGAGGGTTGAGCAGCTCAACATAGATAAGGCGCTAGCACAATCCATTAGCGACTCTTACGCCGACAGTATTAAGCAGGGAAAAAAGATCACTCCCGTAGTTTTCCACAGGCGCAACAGAACAGAATGGAAAGTAACTATGAGGGCAGAGGATTTCCTAGAACTCTACAGAAGAGGAATGAAAGATGGCAAAAAAGATAGCGATATTTGAGAGCTATTATGAGGCAGCTAAGGAATTGCCGCCCGAGGAATTCAAAGAGTTCTTTTCGGCTATATTCGAGAGGGCATTCAACGGAGAAGAAAAAGAGCTAGATGGGCTTCCAAGTATGATGTACAAACTCGTTAAGCCGTCACTAGAAAAGACCCTAGAACTATCAGAGGTTAGGAGTGCGGCAGGCAAGCAGGGCGGCGCTCCAACAGGCAATTCCAATGCTTCAAAACAAGCAAAAACAAGCAAAAAACAAGCAAACGATAAGCAAAATCAAGCAAAAAACAAGCAAAAACAAGCGGATAAGGATAAGGATAAGGAAAAGGATAAGGATATTAAAAGAAAAGAGTTACCTTCGGTAACTCCAAAAGAAAAGGTCGCTGACGCTCCCCCTCGCTTCAAGAAGCCCACAGTAGCAGAGGTTAGCGAATACTGCAGGGAGAGGGGCAACGGAGTAAACCCTGAGACCTTTGTTGACTTCTACGAGGCCAAGGGGTGGCGAGTAGGCAATCAGCCGATGAAGGACTGGAAAGCCTGCGTAAGGACTTGGGAGCGCAGGAACGATAGCAGGGCTGCGCCTAAGAACAGCTTTGCCAACTTCCAACAGAATACCTACACCCATGAGGAAATGTCAGAGTTGGAGAGACGACTCCTCGAGAATTAGGTGCATTTGACGCTCAGAGGCATCAAACAGGCGTTTGAATGCCGTCAACGAAGAAGTTTAAGGGCGTGGAACAAAGGCGCCTGCCTGAGCCTCTCAGTGGTCAAAAAATGGCATGAAAGGAGATTTCGCAAATGCGAAGCATTATCAACGGAGACCAGAAGGATATGTGTCACTACTGCGGCAGGTTCTTCGAGAACACGCATAAGCACCACATATTCGGCGGCGCAAACAGGAAGCATAGCGAGAAATACGGACTATACGTCCACCTGTGCCCTAAGCACCACAACATGAGCGACAATAGCGTGCACTTCAACAAGGACATCATGGACTATTACCACAAGATCGGGCAGAGGAGCTTCGAGCTGTGGTACGAAGAGACAAACCATTGTAGCGCCGAAGAGTCTCGCAGGAAGTTTATGGAGATATTCGGCAGGAATTACGTGTAAAGGAGCGGAAAAGATGAACAGAGTGATTTTGATGGGACGATTGACAAGAGACCCCGATGTTAAGTATTCACAGGGCGCAGAGCCGATGGCAATAGCTAGGTACACACTGGCAGTAGACCGCAGGGGCAAACAAAAAGAGGGACAGCCCAGCGCAGATTTCATTCCATGCGTGGCCTTTGGCAAGTTAGGAGAACACGCAGAGAAATACTACAAGCAGGGCACAAAGGTAGTAATCGAGGGCCATATACAGACAGGCTCTTACACGAATAAAGAGGGCGTCAAGGTTTATACAACAGACGTGATTGTAGATTCACAGGAGTTTGCTGAGTCAAAAGGATCTTCCGCAGGGACGCAGAACACAGCTCCGGCTAGCACTTCAGGAGACGGATTTATGAATATCCCTGACGAGATACAAGAGGAGCTGCCATTCAACTGATGGGAAGCTGCATGACGATTTTGTTGATTATAGCGCTGCTGATAGTGCTAGGGAGCGGAGAGTGAAGAGAACAGAACTAGAAATGGATTGCATGGAGAGGGCAAGATATAGGACTTTACGGGAGCAGGAGCTCAAGGAAGCATTCACGAGACCGATTTATCAGTACACATCCCTTGAAAATTCGACCATTTCTAGGCTTCACGAAGATGACTACATGAAATGGAGAACGATATATGACTAAGGAGCCTAAGAAGACAGCCAAAAGGTGGTGTTACGCTTGCAACAATCTGATACTTGGCGCAGAGGGCGTTGATTTCCAGATGATCAAGAGCAGGGGCGAGACAAGGTATTATTGCGAGAAATGTGTGAAAAAACTATTGAGAGGGGAGTAAAGCATGTTTAAGGTCAAGACACCAACAAAGGACAGCAAGTATTGGGTACCGACAGAGGATTTCAAGACAGCGCTGCACTGGTCCTTAAGATATCCACTATGGATTGCAGAGCTTTCAATCGAGCCTGACACGGCGCAGGCGATCCGGTACGACAAGGACAGGGTACAGACTAGCGGCGGCTATGATACCACGATGGAGACAGCCATCAGGAGAGACGAGCTCAGGAGAAAAGCAGAGCTGTTAGAGGGAACTGTAAGAGCAGTAGCGCCTGATATTTACAAATACCTTTTGTTAGGAGTCACGCAGGGCAGGACAGTATATCAGCTGATAGACGAGGGAATGCCCTGCGGAAAGGACTACTTCATCGAGAAGAGACAGCAGTACTACTACGAGATCAGCAAGAAGATATAGGAGAGCGATATGGAGCCACCATGCAAAGATTGCGAAAAGCGCTATCTAGGATGCCACAGCGATTGCGAGAGCTACAAGGCTTATAGGGCAGACAGAGAAGCAGATTACGAGAAAAGGATGAACCGCAGGCGCCTAAGCGATGCTCTCGACGATTTAGGAAAGCATAGGTGCAAAGCGAGGAGTCAGAGCGACGGGTTGAACCATTATAGGGGCGCTAAGCGCAGGAACGATAAGGAGTAAAGCGATGTTGCAGATAAACGGAAAGATGACAAAAGAACAAGCGATCAATTATTTATTTAGTAGCGGATTTTCAAAGGAGCAAGTAAACGGGATTATAAAGGCGTTTGAGCCAACTACTAAGAATGATTTAGCAGTTGATTGTATCAGCAGAAAATCCATAAAACAGAAGTTACAAGAACATCACGACTTTTTTGTTAATGCTTATGGTGGGTTTAGTAATTTACCACAGAACGACAAATCAAGAGTCGATGAAATAATAAATTGTATCGCAATGGTGGTAAATGAACCCCCAGTAACACCACAGCCAAGATGGATTCCTGTTAGTGAGAGATTGCCTGACACGGATGATGAGGTTTTGTGTTGGTACGAATACTATCATTGGAGTCGAGAAAAAGTATTACCCGAATATGGGTTAGGAAGTTATTTCAAAGAAACAGAATCATGGTTTGGTGAAGTTGCCAATGGTCACAAAGTAAGGGTTATAGCATGGATGCCTTTGCCTGCTCCTTTTGAACCACAGGAAGTGAGGAAAACGGAATGATAATGATATGTAACGTACCTGATGAGGTTGTTAAAAGCGTAAAAATGGGTACATGGTGTGGAAGTAGTGTTGCGGAAAAGATGATAGCAAACGGCATACCTCTTGACAAGATAAGAGCCGAAATAGAGCAGATAACCGACACAATGGGAGTTAGCTACAATCAGTATGTCAGCAAAATTGATGTGTTACAGATTCTTGACAAGTACAAGGCAGATAAGGAGCAGGAAGATGGAGTTAGTAGAAGTACCCTTTGATTGGAACGACAACTTTTCAGAGGTAGCACTAGAGGACTTTTCGGCGATACAAAAAGATTTGCCCTATTGCTCTTGCCAGACAATCGGTTTGGCGTTGGCAAAGTTACAGTTACTTGAAAAGCAAGGGTGCAGAGTGGAGGTAGAAGACAGGAATGATTTGTCCGTTCAGAGTTAACATACATTTTGAGTATCAGACGATAGAGGGATCGGCAGTAGTAAAAGACCAAAAGGAGAAATTTCCACCCTGCATGGGAGAGGAATGCCCCTATTACGACACCGATTGGAACAATAACGGCCTTTGCAAACGCATTGACGAAGATTAAGACTCACATAGGCTTGGCTATGCTACGAACTTTCTTAGACAGACCCTAGTGGAATATGGTTGAATTTCCATCTGAGCCTTTCAGTGGTCAAAATTCTGGAGGAAGAAAAGATGACAAAAGAGAAGAATTGCGGCAGGTGCAAGTGCTACATTTGCGGACACCCGAACTGCGCCAGATCATTATGCCGAGGCAGCCACTATCTTGAGAACTGTAGGGAAAGACCTGATTGCGGCAGATTTCTATTCGACTCCGAAAAACTCAGGGACGTTTTGTTAGGTGAAAAGAAAAGTGCCGTCATATAAACCCCTTAGGACATGTTAAGATAGTAGTGACCAAGGATAAGAACTGCCAAATAAATCCTCATTTCATGATTACAGAGAACACCCTAGTACCCCTACGCTAGGGTGTTTTTCGTTGGAGAAAAGATGGAATACATACCAAGCTACGAAAACTATAGTCAGATAATCAATGCGATTAAGAGCACACATAAATTAGCGGATTTTCACAGCTACCGACAGCAGGCAGAGTGGATAATCATCCGGCACGACATAGAATTTGACATAGAAAAAGCTGTAGCTATGGCAAGGATAGAAGCAGACGCAGGAGTAAAGGCGACATACTTAGTGCAGATAGGCAGTGAAGCATACAACGCCTTTTCGGACGACAATCTGGCACGGCTCAACGAGATCATCGACCTAGGCCACGAAGTAGGGCTTCATTACAGACAGACAGGAACGCTTAGCGACACGCTCAACATTGAGAGTCAGTTAGATGTTCTGCAGAAGATGCTTCCGAGGGCTAGCAGGATAGTAGCCTGCCACAGACCCAAGGCAGGAAGCCCATACAACGAGTATTTGGGAAACTTCATCAACTGTTATTCAGAGCCATTCTTTTACCTGACAGACAAACCGCAGACAGCGCCGACTAGGTATGTATCAGACAGCAAGTGGCGATGGAACTACGGAGAGCCGATATATCAGTTCTTTAGGGACACTCCTAAGATACAGTTTTTGACACACCCGTTCCAATGGTCAGCCAAGGGCAATCCCATGGGAGAGACCTTCCACCGATTGGAAATGTTCAAGAGGTCAGAGCTTTTAGAGACCTTTGACAGGGAATACGAGAGATTTGCGGAGATCTATTTCGAATGAGCGATATGCAGACGTGGAAATACAGGCCCTACTCGGTCAACATAGAGACAGTACAGGGTTGCAATAGGCGCTGCTCGTTTTGCGGAACGATGGGGATGGAAAAGACCATCCACTTAGCAGAGGTTAAAAACATTCAGCATACCCTTGACCTGCTGAAGAAAGCGCAGTTTAAGGGTTCGATAAGGTTTGCCGCTCATGGAGAACCGACACTTCACCCTGAGTTAGCAAGGATCATCAAGATAACAAGGTTTATGCTTCCGCAGTCGGCAATCAACCTATTCACCAATGGGACGGTCATTGAGAAAAAGCCAGAGCTAGTGGACTCACTATTCAGAGCAGGACTAAACAACCTGATTGTAGACGAGTATAGCGACCACTTAGTTGGGACGTTCATCGAAGCAAACGAGATATGCAGGAAATACGAGATAGTCAGGGAGAGGGCAGGAGTAGAGCTCATCACCAAGGACTATCGCAAGAGGCGGATATGCATAGTACCGCCAATAGACGGAGATCATAACAGCATGAAGCGACAGCTCTGCAACCAGTGCGGAGCCGCCCTACCACCACTAGAAAAACCTCTCTCTTTGAGGTGCTCAGTGGTATTCAGAGAGCTGACAGTAAGGTGGAACGGGGACGTAGCAATATGCTGTAACGATTTTAGGGGATATTACAAGGTAGGCAACATTCTACGCTGCCATTCCCTTGAAGAAATATGGTTTCACAAGAGGTTTGAAGCCGCTCGCAGGATCTTATTTCAGTCCGACAGGAGCTTCTTCCCTTGCAATGTATGCGACGTTAGGCCGAATCGCCCTGGTCTGTTGCCAAGTATGGGTAAAAAGGTGCCAATGCCGGAACCGACTGCTGAAGACTATGAAATCGTAGCGGTCAGGACAGAGCCATGCGCAGTAATTGAGAAAAGAGAGTGGGAATGAGGATAGGAATACCGAGTTACAAAAGAGTAGATAAGCTCCACAGCCTTAAGACCTTAAAGGAACTGGGCTATGGTAAGCAGGATATAGTCATTTCCACACAGACCAAGGAAGACTACGAAGCATACATTAGGGCATTCGGGCAGGATGCAATGATCATTTACAGGGCAGGCACAAACGACAGCATGAACAGGAACACCTGCCTGAACTACTTCGACGAGGGCGAAGATATATTGCTTATAGACGATGACATAAAAGAGTTTTGCGGATTAGAGGTACTCGGCGACAAAAAGGTGCTCTACAAGATAGGGAGCAGGGAGCGCCTAGAAGACATAGTCAAGAAGCAGTTTGCTTTTTGCAAGAGGCACAACTCCCCTATGTTTGCATGGTACGCCGTGGAGAATGCTTTCTTCATGTCGAACACAATAGACCTGCGGAACATATTAGTCGGCACTGTTTTCGGAGTCACAGTAAGGAAAGACGTTAGGTTTAACGAGGTTTACGACCTTAAGGGCGACTTTGAAATATCGCTCAGGCTGATAGAGCGAGGCTTTAATGCGGTCAGGTTCAACGGATTTGTAGCAAAAGCAGACCACAAATCAGCAGGCGGATGCGAAGATGCTCGCAAGGCAGGTCACAATAGGATAAGGTGCGCAGCATTGTTGGATAAATACCCCACTCTGATAGCACCGCACCCCACAAGGAACGGAGAAATCAAGTTTATAGGAGACACAGGTAAAAAAAGATGACGACAGAGACAATGAAACTAGCAGAGATCATCCCTGCAGAGTACAACCCTAGGATAAAGCTAGAAAAGGGAGACACTCAGTACGAGGCACTTAAGAACAGCATAGAGAGGTTCGGCCTTGTAGAGCCGCTTATAGTGAACAAGCGCAACAAGGTCCTGATAGGCGGTCATCAGCGTTTGAATGTGCTTTTGGAGGCAGGAGTCAAAGAAGCAGAGGTCGTTGTAGTAGACCTTGACGAAGAAAAGGAAAAAGCCCTGAACCTAGCACTCAACAAGATTGACGGCGAATGGGATTTCGACAAGCTCGACAGCCTGTTAGAGGGATTAGACAAGGCAGACATTATTTACACGGGCTTTACTGAGGAAGAGGTCTTCGGCAAGTACGAAGAGGAGTATTTCGACGATCTTCCTGAGGAGCCTAAGAGCAGTAGGGTAAAAGAGCCAAAAGAGCCTGTTGAGGCTTCAGATGGGTTCACGATATACCTCAGCTTCCCCGACAAGGAGAGCGCAGACGCTTGGCTGACGGAGCAGGGGACAGGAAAAACAGCAACATCAAGGAACGTAACTATAAAGATGGCAGGTACACAGTATGCTTAAAGAGATTGACATTAAGAAGCTCAATGCAGCGGAATACAACCCTAGGGTAAAACTAGTTCCGGGCATGGCAGAGTTTGAGAAGCTTAAGAAGAGTATAGAGGAGTTCGGAAACGTTGAGCCTATCGTTTGGAACGAGCAGACAGGAAACGTAGTAGGCGGACATCAGAGATTAGAGGTCCTGAAAGCTCTCGGTAGGAAGAAAGTGGAATGTGTTGTTATTTCTACTTCAGAGGCCGAAGAAAAGGTCCTGAACCTTGCCTTAAACAAGATTAAGGGCGACTGGGACTACGATAAGCTCAAGAGCGTTTTAAATGGCATCAGCGTGGACAACATCGACCTGACAGGATTCGGATCAGACGAGGTTGCTTTATACCTTGCCGATGACGAGGGAGTAACCGAGGGCGATTTAGGAGATTACGAGCCTGAGGACGAAGATATTTATTCAAGCTATGTAGTCACTCTCAAATTCGACCACAGAGAGGACGCAAAAGCATGGATTGAAGAGCAGGGACTTGACGCTATGGTGAGAGACAACGCTAGCACCACAGTGATAAGGATGGAATGAGCCTACAGCAGAACTACGGCTCTCCTAGGTGGTCGCAGGAGATAAATGATTGCTCAATGCCGATGAGCATGGATACATATAGCAAATGCGCATACAACTGTATGTACTGCTTTAGTTATTTCCAGAAGAGCCACATCATGAACGATTACATCCAAGGCTCAGTTAGGTCCGTCAACCCTAAAAAGGTTATCGACCTATTCGAAAAGGCCAGAGCAAACGACAGGAAAAACGCAACAGCCAATCAGATACAGTTCTTCCCGTACATCCAAAACCGCAGGATTATGCAGTGGGGCGGCTTAGCGGATGAGTTTGACGAATGGGAGAGAAGACACGGAGTCACCCTAGAGCTTCTTAGGTACTTCGACAAGATTGATTACCCGTTGAGCTTTTCGACTAAGGCTGCATGGTGGACTCACGATGAGAGATACATGGAGCTGTTTGCCAAACATACCCACAACTGGCACGTAAAGATTTCCATTATCACAGCCGACGCAGAAAAGGCGAGGATAGTAGAAAAGGGAGTACCTAGCCCAGAGGAGCGCTTTGCGGCGATCAAGAACCTTGCCGACCTAGGCATCCATGTAACCCTAAGGCTGAGACCCTACATCATAGGCGTTTCAGATGATTACGCAGAGACCATCCGCCTAGGCCACGAGGCAGGAGCAGACAGCATGACAACAGAGTTCTTCTGCATGGAGACAAGAGCCACGGAAGACCTGAAGGACAGATACAGAGAGATCAGCAAGGTATGCGGCTTTGACATTTACGACTTCTACATGAAGAACAGCTATCAGGCAGGATACAAGCGCCTGAACAGGAAGATAAAAACGCCGATCATCCACGATATGCAGAAGATAGCCCACGGCTATGGAATGAGATTTCACGTAAGCGACTGCTTCTGCAGGGAATGCAACGATGCTATGAACTGTTGTGGAGTACCGCCTGAGTGGAACGCTTCACAGCACGGTCACATAGGACACGCAGTACTGCTGGCCAAGGAAACGGGAGAAGTACACTGGTCGGACATATCAAGGGACGTAGAGAAGTACTTCGGAGACTTTGATTACATAGACGCAAGTAGCTTCAATACAGGTTCCAATAAGAACAGGGCCTTGATGCAGGGTGTAACAATGGCTCAGTACATGAGGAACAATTGGAACAACGTTAAGTCAGGAACTAGCCCTGCCAAGATGTACGGCGGAATACTTATCCCTGACGGCAGAGACGAACATGGCGATGTTATTTACCGCTATGGCATTAAGTAGGTATCACTATGGAACGAAAAAAGATGGGTAGGCCCCTAGCGAATATAGACCGCAGGGAATTTGAAAAACTATGCGCCATGCAATGTACAGAAGAGGAGATATGCGCTTGGTTCGGAGTAACAGACAAGACCCTGTGCGGCTTCTGCAAGAGAGAGTATGAAGGCAGAACTTTCTCCGAGGTTTACAAGGAAAAGAGAGCAGTCGGTAAGATTTCCCTCAGGAGAACACAGTTCCACCTAGCAGAGAAATCGGCGGCAATGGCGATATTCCTAGGCAAGCAGTACCTAGGACAGAAAGACGAGGTTGCAGTAGACAACGGCAACAACGAGCTCTTGTCAGCTCTCACAGACCTAGCAAGAAAGAGGATGAATGATTGAGTTCAGCCCTAAACAGGCGGACTTCATCACAGCTCCCTATGAGCACGTACTAGAGGTATGCGAGGGTAGTCCTCGAAGCGGTAAGACGTTTGCGGCGACTGCTAGGTTCGCTATGCACGTTCTAGCTAGCCGAGATACAAACCATCTAGTAGTAGCTTACACAGCAGAGCAGGCATTCAGGCTCATATTTGAGGGCGACGGCTTTGGCCTGCGGCATATCTTCAAGGGTAGCTGCAGGATTTCACATGACGACGAGGGCGCACACCTGTTAGTGTTCTGCCCGAATGGAACCAAAAAGATATATTGGAAAGGCGGCGGAAAAGCGGACAGCCACAAGACCATCACAGGTATGTCCTTAGGCTCGGTGTATTTCTGCGAGATTAACCTCTTGCATATGGATATGATACAGGAGTGCTTTAGGAGAACATACGCCGCTAGGGACAGATGGCACATAGCCGACCTGAACCCACCACCACCTAGGCATCCGGTAATCACAGATGTATTTGAGATACAGGACACGAAGTGGATGCACTGGACCTGCCATGACAACCCAGTGCTCACGCCTGAGAGATTGGAAGAGATCAGGATAGCGTGTAGTAAATCCTCGTTTCTTTACAAGCGTGACTGGCTTGGAGAGCGTTGCATACCACAGGGCGTTATTTACTTCATGTTCGACCCTTCAAAGCATATATTGCCTTATATTCCCGACCAATGGACGCCGATAGAAATGTTCGTAGCAGGAGACGGCGGCACAACAGACGCCACATCAATAGGCTGCTATATCATTTGCGACAAGGCTAGCGCATTCACAGGAAGACGCGACTATGCACTCCTTAGGGTTGGTAATTGGCACTACGACAAGGGCGAAATGGCTATGAGCGATCAGGCCAAGCACATCGTAGGAGAGTTCCTGCCATACATGAGGCAGAAATACCGCATGAAAGAGACAGGGATATATATCGACCCTGCCTGCAAGGCTTTGAGGTTGGAGATAGACAAGCTAGGAGCACTCACTAGCAAGGCAGACAACAACGCCCATGACATCAAAGGGACTAGCAAGGGGCTTATGGTCGGGATAGAAATGCTGCAGTCGAGTATGAATGACGGCAGATTTTACTGCGTAGACGACGATAGGTACTCGGTAGCGCCATTCCTTACAGAGGTAGGTCTTTACTGCGTAGACGACAACGGACAGCCGATAGACCTTTACAACCATTGCATGGACGAGGCGAGATATGCATCTAACTACTTTTTGAAGAATTACAGTTTATGGGGCTAGAGAATGAGCATAGCAGAGAGGTTTAAAAAGTTAATGGCTAACATCAGAGACAGAGCGCAGATAGCAGGAGCGAATACAAGGATAGCTAGGGAATTCAAAGATATATTCGAGATAGGCGGCGTCCCTGCTTTTAACGAGTTTTACAACTTCGGTATTTTCCCATGGAAGTGGGTTTACCGAGGATTTTATAGTGCCTGGCATCTTATAAAGGCTCCCACAATAGCAGACCCTAACGCCAAGAGGAAGATGGCCTACCTGAACCTAGGAAAAGCCGTGACTCAGGAGTTGGCAGGAATGGTATGGACAGATCAGACCGACGTCAACATAGCAACAGAGGGCGTAGAAGAGGGGCAGGAAGACACCCTGAGCGACTTCGTGCACAAGGTTCTGGAAGAGAACAACTTCGGAGTGAAGATGCTTGAAGCCATAGAACAGGCGGCGGCTCTCGGCGGAGAAGCTCTCAAGGTATGGTACGAAGTAAAG